CATGAAACAAGACTTAGATTTGACGATTATCTTGAAACTGCAATGATTGAAGCTGTACCAGCAGAAGTTGGTTCAGGTGCTATTACCGCTCTTGGTATAGCAGGAACAGCTGGAACTGCAGGATCAGATGGTATTTTCTATTCAGTACAACAAAGAGGAAACATTTGGGATGGTGGAAATCCAACAACTCTAGCTGACTTTGATTCTATTATCAGCAGATTAGATAAGCAAGGATCAATCGAAGAAAATGTTATCTTCCTAGATAGACAATTTGGTTTTGATATAGACGATATGTTAGCTGCACAAAACTCTTACGGAGTTGGTGGTACTTCTTATGGTTTATTTGACAATGATGAAGAAATGGCTTTAAATCTTGGATTCTCTGGATTCAGAAGAGGTTATGACTTCTACAAAACTGATTGGAAATATCTAAACGACCCAACAATGAGAGGTGGTTTACCAACAGGAGCAGGTTCAGGACGTATTAACGGACTACTTGTACCCGCTGGTTCTACTAGTGTTTATGACCAAATCCTTGGTAAAAACGCTAAGAGACCTTTCTTACATGTTAGATATAGAGCTTCTGAAACAGAAGACAGACGTTACAAAACTTGGATCACTGGTTCAGCCGGAGGTGCAAGAACTAGCGATATAGATAACATGCAAGTTAATTTCTTGTCTGAAAGAGCTGTATGTACTTTAGGTGCTAACAACTTCTTTATCTTCCAAGAATAGTAGATTACTTTATTAAAGGGGGTTTAATCGCCCCCTTTTTTATAAATTATAAATTAAATTAAATTTAAATATTATGAAAAGCACACAAACTTTTAAGTCAAAGTCATATAGACTAACTAGGGAAAATGCTCCGCTATCCCTTATCTTAGCGTCGAGACACACCCAAAGATATCCATTACTATATTTTGATGAAGCCACTGGGGTTAACAAACCTTTAAGATATGCTCGTAATCAAAAAAGTCCGTTTCAAGACGAACAAGATGAGACGGCTATTTTAGAACCTATTATTTTTGAAGATGGTTTTTTAACGGTTGACAAAACCAATCAAGTTTTGCAAAGGTTTTTAGAACTGCATCCAGGTAACGGAAGAACTTTTGTCGAGATAAACAAAGCAAAAGAAGCTGAACAAATTGTACAAAGTTTTAACCTAGAGGTTGACGCTCTTATTGAAGCACGACAGTTAGAGCCAGATCAAGTAGAGAATGTCTCTAGAGTATTATTTCAAAAAGACGTTTCACGGGTATCACTCGAAGAACTTAAGAGAGATATTTTAATGTTTGCTAAAAACAATCCACAAGATTTTATGACCTTACTCAAAGATCCTGCGCTTAAACTTAACGCTACAGTACAAGGATTTTTTGACAAAGGCTTGCTTTCTTTAAGAAATAAAGACAAAGAGATATGGTATAATACAGCTTCTAATAAAAAGAAACTAATGAATGTTCCTTATGGAGAAGAGCCTTTATATATGGCAGTATCGTTTTTTCAAAGCGATGACGGGATCGAGTCGTTTAAGCATCTTAAAGAATTAGCCAAAAACACCTAGGGATATTTATTGTATCTTTGTAGTTATTATTAACCCTTAATTTCATTATTATTATGGATAAATATATTAGAATACCGGTTACCAATGAAGGTAGCCAATTAGTTCAAGCCAATGACATTAAACTCATTGAGCAAGCAAGCACAACTACTATCACGGTTAATTATGGATCAGGCAGAAAAAACACTATTACCTTTACCCCTGCAGCTGGTTCAAACTTAACTGGCGTTAGAGATACTTTTCAAAGCGCTGTTGGAGCGGCTTTGTCAACTGATTGGACAAGTGTAGCTTATGACTGGTCTCCAGGCATGATCAACACAAACACGTCAGGGAGCCCAACCATGCGTTTAGCTTCAGTAACTGGAATTGCAAATGCAAGTATTTAACCCCTAATCTC